AAGAACAACAAAAAGGACCCGTTGAAGTAACACCAGAAGAAGATGGTGGTGCAACGATTGATTTTGAACCAGGTGCAATAAATATTCCTGGAACAGAAAATCATTTTGATAATTTAGCAGATATTTTACCAGAAGATGTAATTGAACCAATCGGAAACGAAATGGTGCAGAATTACATGGATTACAAAGCTTCAAGAAAAGAATGGGAGAACTCATACAAAACTGGTTTAGATCTTTTAGGATTTAAATATGAAAATAGAACTGAACCTTTTCAAGGTGCATCAGGTGCAACTCACCCAGTTCTTGCAGAAGCAGTTACACAGTTTCAAGCACAAGCTTACAAAGAATTACTTCCTGCAGATGGACCTGTAAGAACAGACATTATAGGTGTTAAAAATCCACAAACTGAACAACAGTCAGAGCGTGTAAAAGATTACATGAATTATTTAAT